CTTTTTCATAGCCTCTTCTGTTGTCAATTCTATCAAGACTAGGAGAGTTCTGCCAATTTTCTTTTCCTACCTTAAAAGGAATATTAAGTATTGGACACTCAGTTCCTATTTCAAAATCGTCTAATGAAAGATTAAAATATATATTACGTTTTTTAGATCTGTTTCTAGCGTGTCGTAACATAGTTACTTTATATTGCCTGTTTTGTAGATTAGATTCTATAGCTCTATATTTTTCTTGTCTAGTGAGTTTCACTCCAATTACCTCCTATTTTGTATTCGCCATCTAAAGGACAATTAAGTTTATAGTATACACCAGAAGACCGTATTGCGTCAACCCCTAATTTACCAAGAGCCTCAGCCTGATCTTCTCGAACCTCTACTTGCCATTCATCATGTACGTTAGCTACACAGTGGGCATCTAAATTGTTTTTCTTTATTAGTTCATCAAGAATTATTAATCCACGCTTCATTACAATAGCTCCTGCCCCTTGTAACAAAGAGTTAAGGGCTGCATGGGAACTGCGTATAAATATCTTGCGACCATCTAATCCTTTTATAAATTTGTTTTGCTCTGCCTCTCTTGTAATTCTATTTCTAAAAGACGCAAGTGATCTGAAATTAGCAAGAAAAGATTGCTTAACTCGTTTACCCTCTGCTTTGCTTCCTCCAATGACTGACCCAATTTTTGCATCTCCTGCACCGTATAGGAAGGCATATATGAAAGTTTTAGCCTGAGTTCTTGATTTAAGTTGCGCCCTTCTTTGATTAGCTGTGTGTATGTCTCCGTTGATAATGTCATTAGTAAACTCCTTATCATTTAAATAATGTGCAAGCATACGTAGTTCTAGTCCACTAGCGTCTATACCTACAAGTTTATATCCTTTAGAAACTGTCCAACAAGCACGACACTCTTTACCATAGGGCGATGCCAAGCTTGGAACCTGCGCCATGTTAGGATCTCTATGTGACATTCTCCCTGTAATAGTGCCGTTAGTAATTACAGATCCATGTACCCTGTTTGAGTCCTCTATAAATGTAATCCAAGATGATACCTGCGCTATGCGTTTCTGTAACATTAAATACTTAGCAATCAATGCAGCTTCAGGTATATCTTTAACTTTGTTTAAAATTTTCTCGTCAACTTTTGGTTGCCCAGTAGGGGTAAACTCTGTAGGTTGCCATCCAAACTGTTGTAAGTATTCACCTATCTGTTGTCTGGAGCCTAATTTAAATTCTTCTTCGGTTATCCTTACAACTGTTTCAGACTCACCTTTATTAAAAATATCATACTCTTCAGCAGTTAACCTAGTTTGTTTACCAAGGGTATCTAACCCCATCTTACGAAGCACACCATCCTTTGTGTGTTGTGAGTAGACAATTCTTTTAGACTCTCTAGGTTTAAATGTTTTGTGTACGATCTTCTCGGTTTCTTTTAACTCTGAATTAAAATGATCAAGTAATTTATTAGCTGTCTCAACATCTAAAACAAATCCGTGATGCCGTTGTGCAGTAATAATTCTGTAAGTATCTCTTTCTAGGTTAACCGATTCAGAAGTAAATCCCTTGCTCTCACGCTTTAATGCTTCATATACTTTGTAATTTAGTTTAACATCGTGATCACAATACTTCATCATCTCCTCGGAGTATTCCTCATATTCATTAAAGTCTATCTTTGGAAACTCTAGCTTGTAACCCCAAGCTTCCAAACTATGAGATGGTCTTATAGGATTAAACAAACGTGATAACACAAGTGTATCAACAATGCTCTTGTTCCACAGGTCTACGCCAGCTAGCTTCTGTATAACAGGCAAATCAAATCCTATGATGTTATGACCAATAAGTTTATCAGCAGTTTGTAAATGCTTAATACCTTCGTTTATTTTATATTGACAATAAGAATATTGTTTACCTGTATCAACATCAATGGCTGACATACAGAATATCTTTGAAGGATTTAATCCATCTGTTTCAATATCAAATACTAGTGCTGTCATAACTCTGATACTTCATTATCTTCAGGAAAAGTTTCTGCTAATCTACCTGTGTCTCTGTTGTATAGTAAGTGTGTTGCCATGCCTACGTCACCTGTGTATCGAGACTTCAGCACTCTCATGTGAGTCGTGTTAGCCTCTTGTTCATCTTCAGATTGTTGATCACGCTCCAAAGCTATTACACAGTCAGATAACTGGGCGATACTTTGTGAGCCTCGCAAGTGTGATAAGCTTACAGAGATGCCATTCTCATGTCCACGATTACCATCAACTCTACGTAGATGACTAACTAATATTAAACCTGCGCCAGTCTCTTCTACGATACTACGTAGCCTTGTCATAATATTATCAATAGCTCTACGCTCGTCACCATCACTCATGGCAGATACCAACATATGTAAATGATCTACGACTACCCACTTACATGAGCAACCAATAATTAAGAACCTAAGCTTACTGAATATCTCGTCAATATCGGTAATCCCAAAATGACTATGAATCCATACACGGTCTTTATTTTTTCCTGCGTATACTTTATCAAAGATAGCGTTTAGTTCTTCCTCACTGTGTTGATCACGCACCTGATCAATGTATAACCTAGCGTTTGCTTCGATGGATAAGATACCGTCAACAGTTCTGCGCCAGTCTTCTTCGAGCGCAATGATACCCACGTTATCTTTTGTGTTAGTAATTAACCAGTGTTCTAACTCCCTAGTTACTGACGATTTACCAAGACCTGTCCCACCAGTTAGCGTAACAAGTTCTCCACGCCTTAGACCATGTAGCTTTTTATTAAGACCCTCCCAAGGATATGGCACACTCTCTCGCTGTTCTCTATTATTAAACTCATTCTTTTTCTCTGAGATATTTAACACACCAGAGGGTGTATACAGTTTAGAGTTCCACCAAGATTCTACATAACTTTGACCTCGCCCTGCCTTTAACATATCGTTAGCATCTTTGAAGTCATCAGGCAATGAAAGTATTTTAGCTTTTCCGGGCGTGAGTAATCTAGCTACTTTCTTAGCAGAGTCCAACCCTTGTTTGTCGTTATCAAAGTTAATGACTACACAGTCAAACTTTTCCAGAAACTCAATTGAGTTTTTAATATCACGAACTGCACCTGAAGCTCCAGATTTAACGCTGACCACTGGCCATTTAGATCCTAGCATTTCATAAGCAGCCATAGCATCACACTCACCTTCGACAAGTGTTATAAACTTTCCAGAGTTTTTAAATAAACTTTCTCCAAAAAGCCCTGTGCCTTGACTGTTGCCACGCCATGTAAAGTGTTTGCCTTCTTCCCTTACCTTGTAGGCTGTCACCTCTGACGCTACACAATAGGGGTAGAAGTGTCTAATTACTTTACCTTCACGACTCACAATAGATTTTACGTTATATTTTTTTGCGGTAGCTAATGAGATACCACGATCATTGAGTGCTACAAACGCACCCTCAATTTCATTAATTGAATTCATACGATGTGTCTTTATATCTTCCACAATTCCTCCGTTATAAACAGGGATACGTGTGTTGCAACTGAAGCAATACGCAGAACCATCATCATTAATGGAACACGCATCGCTTGAGCTACAAAGTGGGCAGGGTTGGTGTAGTTTTACAAATGCCATTATGACTCCATAAAAGGCGTGGTAGAGTCAGCAACTTCATCAGCTAAAACTGGAAACTCCATTTCAGGGGTTAACGTTTTTTTAAGTTTAGCATTAAAAGTTATCGAGGCTGCTTTAAGAACTGCTATCTTTTTATGTAAGATTTCCATCTCTGCGCCTAGCTCTACCACTTGTTTAAATAAAACCTTACCTTCATCTGTGAACAAATTAGGATCATAGACTTTGTCTTCAACGGTATAGGTTATTCGTTTATCGCCATTCATAGTTCAGAAACCTCTGCTTCCTCTACTATTGTATCAAACTCGTCACCATCTCCAGCATTGTAATTAACTAAATCAATTACTTGAACTGCTTGTAACTCTAGCCCTTTGTATTGCTTACCGTTACGAGCTATCTCCCAAGGTCTTGCTTGTACCTTTACCTTACTTCCATTACCAACAGCACAATCCATATCTTGTTTAGACTTGTCTAAGAGTGCAGGGGCTTTACGAATCATACCATTTGGGCCATTAACCATTCTTTTAATATTGATAGTTGGCCCCTCTTCCTTGTCAAACTTAACAGTAAAACCTTGCTTGTTTAAGTCTTGGGCTGTTTTATTATCAACCACTAGGTCAATTGTATACTTAGGCTCATACCTTGTATTAGGTGACTTGATACTAGCCCACATTGCTGTTCCTTCAATAACCATAAATATTCTCCTATCTAAAAAAACTATGTAATCCTATCATAGGTAAGGTTAAAAGTCAATACCTATTTGCTAAATAATTTATAAACTCTGGCAACAGATCATATATATATTGTTCGTCATCTTCGGGAATGTCTTTTTTATAACGCTTCATAACAAAGTGTATAAAGAGTTCCTTGACTCTTTCATTGGGGCATGACACTCCCAAAGATAACGCAAACATTTTAGCCCACATATCTTCAATGAGATACGTTAGCTCTTGATTTAATTCCTGCGGATTTTTAATATCCTCACGAATCATATTGTGCCTCTACGACTTTGTACTCTTGGTCAATGATTTTAGATATTTCATCCTCACTTAAATCATGCCCCTGTTCTTTTAAGTTTTGTACTTTGACCAGAGCCTCGTCAATGGCTTT